TTTATAGTGCCGAATAAAAAACTCGATATTAGCTTTTGACTAAAGTTGATATCGAGTTTTCTATTTTATGAAAATACAATGTGTACTTTATCGGATGCTTACGTTTTTCTTTCGCATGGCACATACTATAAAAAGAAAAACGAAAAATCAAGGGTAAAAATGTAATACATTGATATACAAATAATAATGAAAGATGTGAGAAAAAACGAAAAATCACAATGCTTCGCATTTGGTTCGCATTTAAACGTAAATTGTAGGAGGAAAATGGGAAATTTGTTCACGTTGGGGATAGTGATATTGCCATTGTGTTTTTTTTGAAGTTATTTTGGGCACAATTTAGGTGCTGCGAGGCGTTTTGGGGTTTGAATGTGGACATCAGAAGGAGGCTTTAAACGGCCTCCTTTTTTGTTGTCTGAAGGATGGGTATAAGGAGGGTGCATGGTGGATGAAAGAAAAAAATATTTTGTTCAAAAACTTCCAAATAATAATTATTTGGTATATTTGCAATGTGAAACATACCAAATAAGACATGACGAAAGTTATACACGTACATCTGATATTTGAGAAGAAGAACTACTATTTCGGGTCTATTTCGGCGATCTTCGATACCCTCACAGAGGAGGAAATCGGGATCACAAAAAGCAGTCTTTTGCATGACGGCATGACGGATGGAAGCTGCAAAGTGACCAAACGGGCAATGATCATACAATCGCACCTGATTAGAGGTGGTAAATAGCTATAATACAATAGTTTAAACATGCAATTCCGTTTCAATCCGTTTTTGGCGGTATTTCGGCTTTTTTTAGCTGGAATGCCGCCTTTTTTATCCCCAACCTATACATTTCGTTTTTGGACGTTTTTGGGGTTGGAGATAGTGTTGGGGATAGTGTTGGGGATAGTATTTTCATGATTTTCGAGCCGTTCAAGGGGGGGGGTATTGGGTTAATTTCGGTTAAAACGATAGGGTTTACAGGTGATTGACGGGGGGTATTTCCATGATTTTAGAGGGTTGGTATGGTATGATTAATTATATTTAATTGATATATAGTGTGTTATATTTGTTTTTATTAATATCAAGGTTGGATAATACCGGGGAAACGGCTAAATTTGCAAAAAAAGGAGGTATTTTATGGCTGCAAGTTTTAGTTATTGGAAAGGTTTTATTGATAAAACACTTAAAGATCGGAAAAGGCGTTTGCCGCTGGACGACATGGACAATATGGTAAAGAGAAAAGACATTATACGGACGCTTATTGACGATCATCGGGATGTGGCCATGTATAGGCATGCTCTTTGTGCCATACACTTGAAATTGATAGGCATGTCGTCAGGTGCTACTCCTCACTATGAAGACGGAACCGGTTTTGTTCGTCTTATTTTCAAGGAAATAAACCGATTACGGAAACGTATAGAGGAGTTGGAAACGACAGTAAAGGAATATGAAGAGAAAGGAGTCTGTATACGATGAATGTACCTGTATTATCAAAAATAAAAGCCTGGAAAGAAAAGCGCCTTAGAAAGAAAATCGTTCTAAGGCTGCTTGCAAATCGTAACCATAATCCTAATGGCAATCGAACTGCGTTTGAAGCTGATAATATTATTCATTATATCAATAACGGTACGACCTATCGTGAGGAATGACAATATGAGGTAGTTGCATATTTCCATTGTCTACGGGTGGAAATACAACAGGAACACTAAAAGATATATTTGTATTTGAAGTGTTTCCATCTGATGATGTCTTGTTTCCTCCTATGCCAAACGACCCTAACATAACGCCTATTCCTGTTTTATCCTCAGAATTGGATGTACTTGTTAGAGCTATATTAAAACTTACATCCTGAACAACGTGCGCTTTGTTTTTTATAATAGCTTTAGCGTAATCTCCCTGTTCTATATTTCTCGGATTGATTACACATTCAGTTTCTTTCAGAGCTTTTTGTGCATCGTTTATTCCTTGTACAATCTGAATAAGTGTCTCACTTATAAAATCTCTCAGTTCCATATATTTTTATTTTATTGGCTTTCGCCGGTTATTACTTCCTGATCTGTATTGCGCCATTGCTATACTCTTTTGTCACGCAGCCCAACACAAGATAGATATACCGGATCGCATCTTTAGGAATAGAAAATGGCGCATGAATTTGGCGACCATCCGGATAAGTCTCCCGATTGGTGCTATAAGCCATAAAGTGGTCTCCGTCGTCTTGAAGTTGTTTTGTTACTCTATATTCAGAGGTCTCTATTACGTAGTTACGCCCATTCATTATTAATCGTTGGTCATTTACCCGTCTCAGAGCAAGGATAGAACCACTGGAGTATTCTACCATACTGTCGCCATAGTGACGGATGGCGGCTGTCGCTTCCGGGAACCAGTCACCGGCATCGATCCACTCGGATGGAGAGTTGGGGTCAGTGTTCGCAACACGGTCGTTCAATCCACCGATGGTGGAAACATCGTCATAAAACGGAATCAGGTTCTTTTTGGCAGGTAAAACCGCTTCCTGCTCACCCATGGGCGACCTCCCTTCGCTTTTCTGCATAGAGCCGCGACCGGTGAGAAGCCAGTCTATGTTAATATGTTCACATTTTGAAAACACTCTATCGTAATCAAGACTGTCCCGACTCACCCAATTAGATAAAGTAGACTTGGATATGCCCAAAAGCTCTGCTAAATCAATGTCTTTTTGAATATTATAAGCCTCTTTTAGCCTATTCAAAACATCCTGTTTAGAATAAAAAGTTTTCATTTTGAAAATATTTTAATTGAAAACATTTGGTAGTTTTCAAAATGTGTACTAATATTGCACCGTCATTACAAATGTAACTGACGCTGTAAAGATAATCATTAATCATTAATTATTGAATATGGCAAAGATTTTAGCAGACGCAGAAATCAGAAAAAAATTAGAAGAAATCTTCCAGTGTAGTCGTAAAGCGGTCAGCGAAGCATTGAACTGTCGGTCTAATTCGGAGCTATCGAAGAAGATTCGGGCGATGGCTATCAAACTTGGAGGAGCAGTTAAGAAAGAAGAGAACGTAACAATCATTTAATCACTTTTAAAACAGGATTGAAAATGGAAACAAATCTGAATTTATTCTACAACGAGGAGGCGAATGTGACGATTCGCACGCAGCAAGTGAACAACGAACCTTGGTTTGTAGCCAAGGATGTGGCAAACGCTTTAGATATCGCTTGGAGCGGTGCTACATTATCCAATATTCCAGACGATTGGCAGGGGATGATGAGTTTTAACACCCCCTGCGGAAACTACCAAGGAGGAGGTTTGCAGCAACTGAAGGTCATCAACGAAGCGGCCCTCTACAAACTCGCTTTCCGTAGTAATAAGCCGCAGGCGGATACCTTCGTCAACTGGGTGGCAGGTGTTGTCCTCCCCCAAATCCGCCAAACCGGCCAGTACCGGATCAAGGGCGAGGCGGAGTGCATGCGGGAGCAACAACAACGCCAGCGCCTGCCCCTTCCGAAGTACCGCCCGTTCTTCAACGAGTGGAAACAGCGGGTGAAGCCCTATATCAGCCGGGATGAGCTGAAGGAGGCTGCCGACGATCTGTTTGTGACCTACTCTCACGTGCGCAAGGTCTATGCCGGGACATCTGTCAGCGAAGACGTGGTTCGACGGATCACCAGCCTGGCCAAGCAGAACCGAAGTCAAGGTATCACCTATCCCGACCCTGTGCCAATCTGCGAGCAGATGTGCATCGAGTGGGACGAAGAGAAATCTTAATCGCGACATATAAAGACTGCTAACCCTTACACCCGGCCAAGAGAGCTTATGACTCGCACATAGCGGAGCGAGACCGCAGCCGGGACAGACAGATAATTCTAAAAACGACAGAAAAAGATGGAAACAAAGAGAATCGACTACAAAGCGCTGTGTGAGGCACTGTTCGAGATGGACGCGCCGTATGAAGACAACTTCCGTATGCTGGTCTATACCGGCAGGAAGGAGGAGGAACGCCCGGTGTTCCGCGTAGTGATCGCGAAAGGCGCGTGTAAGGTTGTCATCGGGCAGCAGGGTAAGGAGTTCTGGGGAATCACCGGGTTGGATACGAAGACAGGCGAAACGCAGTGGTACAACTACAACGACTGCGTCAGCTTGGAGAACTGGGCGGTGTTAGACCGGCTACTGAAGACACGCTTCGGCTGGATGGAACTGACTGATCCCGCTCTCGTGATTGAAACCAAGATGCTGGCAAAGGCACAACTGGGTAATTGACAATGGAGAATTATGAAGGCGAAGGTGATACTTTACGGATGGGCATTGAGTTGGCTGTTCCTGTTTGCCGGAATCGGAACGATGGAACATGGCAGCATACTGGCGGGAAGTCTGCTCTGTTCGGTCTGGTTCTTCTTCAGCTACATGCTGATCGGTAACGAAGCGGCTTGCTTATGCGAGTTGGACCGTTTCGAAGAATGGATGGTTCGGCTGCTTGGTGGCAGCGACAAGGATAAACAATCGGTTTAGGTCTCAATTAAGATTGGTTTTGGTTTAGCATCGGTACGCGGCCCGCGGTACGAGGGTGGTATCCCGGATAGTTCAGTCAGGCAGAACAATCGGAACTGGTAATTCAGGCGATATGGTCAGCGGTTCGAATCCGCTTCCGGGAACAATGATAAATTTCTAAAAACGGAACGATATGGAATTCTACAAGAATCAACTGTGCATATCATACGCTGAGCTGACGGCAGGCGATCCGTTGGCGGTTGATCCGCTGAAACGGCCGATCCTGTCGGAGTCCAACTTCAAATATTACAAGAAGACGGGCAAACTGCAGGTGCTGAACCGTGCCTGTTACGGTACGCCCGCTTTGGTTCTTTATGCCTCCCTGCCCGACAGCGTCAAGCAGGAGGTGGAAGCCCGCAAGGGGGAAACTTTCGAAACCGAACCGAAACGCTATGTGCTGAAAGAGATGATCCGACGCGATCCGATGGCAGAGCAGTTCTTCCGAGGCTGGACTTTCGAGGGGCGTCCGCACGACCACCTGAAGCCGGAATATGTCGAGTTGTACGTTGCCAACGCTTCGGCGTTGAACGCCGTCTTGGAGCTGACGGGCAACCGTTCGCTCTTCATCAAGCAATACGGCAAACCCTACAACCGCGTCTGGCCGGAGACCAGCCGTGAGCTGAACGAGATACAGGATGTCGTCGGCTGTCGCCTGCCCAAGAACCATCTTGCGCTGAAAAGGGTTGCCCTGAAGTACAGCGAGGAGGGTTACGAGAGTCTGATCAGCGGCAAGATGAAGAACAACAACGCCCGCAAGAACAAAGAGAGCCGCCAGGAGGCACTGATCGTCGAACTGATCGGTGACGGACGCAACATCGACAACGAGACGGTGGCACGGCTCTACAATGCCGTTGCCGGTCGTATGAACTGGAAACCTATCACCGGTGCAACCGTTGCCAACTACCGCAAGGAACATCCCGAATGTTATGCCGGACGCTACGGAAAGAGTGCACTTGCCAACAACAAGCTGATGCAGGTGACACGTACGGCCCCCACTGCGCCGATGTACTTCTGGTGTGTCGACGGATGGGATACGGAACTATTCTACCAGGCACGTGCCACTGACAGTCGTGGCCGAAGCGTTACAACCTACCATCATCGTCCCACAGTCGTTGCCATTGTCGATCCTTTCAACAAATACATCATCGGTTATGCCATCGGTCGCCACGAGTCGGCCGCACTGATCCGCCAGGCTTTCCGCAACGCCTTCGAGCATGTGAAGGAGCTGTTCGGATCTTATTTCAAGCCCTGGCAAGTGCAGACCGACAATTACGGCCGAGGCCATCTGAAGTGTTTCTACGAAGCGGTCGGCCACTGGTACACTCCGGCAGCTGTAAAAAACGCAAAGTCGAAGATCATCGAACCTTTCTTCAACCAGTTCAACCGGCAATGGCTGCGCCTTCTGCCCAACAGCAGCGGCCACGGCGTGAAGAGCCGCCAAAAGCTGCAAGTGTCCGATGACTGGATCGAGACTCACAAACGTGACTTCCCCGATTTCGAAGGATGCTGCCGGCAGTTGGTAAAGATGATCGATTTCGACCGCGCCACCAAGCGCGAGGAATACATCAACCGGTGGATCGATCTTCCCGAAACCGACCGCCAGCTGTTTGCCCCTGAAGACTTCCTGTTGGCTTTTGGCGAGACAGCTGCTCCTCGCCCGCTTAGGGGTGATGGCGTGCATCTGCAGGTGGGCGGTCATCGTTTCCAGTATGAATGTTTCGACAAGGAGTTCCGCAGTTATGGGCACACGACTTTCTTCCTCAAATACGATCCCTCCGACATGGACCGGGTGATCGCTGTCGAGAATATCGGTACGCAGAAAGAACCGAAAGAGGGCGGCGTGAGGTTCGTCCTCGAACGCAAGTACGAACAGCCTATGGCGCTGAAAGATCGTGAGGAGGGTGATGCCGAACAGCTGCACCGGGTGTTCAACTTCAACAAGGAGTATGTGGATGACATCGTTCTGAAACGTGCCCGCAGCGGCGAGATCGTCCGCGAGCTGTTTGAAGAGAACGAGGACCTGTCGAATACCCTCACTGCTCACGTGATCACCGACTCGCTGGGCCGACATAAGGATGTACGCAACGAAGTAGCCGGGCGTAAGGAACCGATCGTCCTGCCGAGAGTTCCAAAGCAGGAAGAGATCACAAACGAAGAGGACGATTTCACTTTCAGTGATGATTACAGCGACTTTTTAAATGATTTTTAAACGATATAAAAAAACAGACACGATATGAACAGAAACGGATTATTGAAACACGTAGGTGACTGGATCACCCGGCTTGGATCACAGAGTAAGGTTGCAGAGAAATGTGGTATATCAGGTACCGCCCTTAGCCAATGGATGAACGGGAAGTACGGCGCGAACAGCGCCGAGCTGGAAAAACGCATCGCCTCCACTTTAGGCTATCAGGAAGACGGTTGGCAGGTGGTGACCACCATCCAGAACTACCGCAAGATCGAGTTTGTTTACCGCTCCTGCAAGCAGCAGGCTTTGTGGATGGCAATCTCGAATAAGGCGGGAAGTGGCAAGACACAAACCTTGGAACACCTCTTCAACCAGGATCTCACCGGCTCGGTTGTCTTCATCCAGGCAGAGGAGTGGAACTCCAGGCAGTTCCTCGTTGAGCTGGCCGAACGCACCTGCGGTGTACCCAAGCGAGGCTATACCGATATTCCTACCTTGCTGAAGATGATAGCGGAATATTTCAACGGTATGGCCGGTGATCACCCGGTACTGATCATTGATGAAGCCGACAAGCTGAAGCCGGCCGCCTTCCGCAAGCTGATCCCCCTCTACAACCGTACCGAGCACCGTTTGGGCTGTGTGCTTGCCGGTACGGAGAACCTGCATAAAGAGATCGCCCGTGGTGTGCGTAACAACACCAAAGGCTATGACGAAATCGACAGCCGCTTGGGACGCAGCTACATCGAATTACCCGGAGCCACCGAGCAGGATGTAAAGGAAATCTGCACCGCCAACGGATTGGACGATGCCACCGCCGACCGTATCTGGAACGAGGTTGACAAGATCAAGCGCTACGTGAAAGTAACCAACAAACGGGGCGAGACCAAGGAGAAGAACCTGTTTTTCTGCGAAGACCTGCGCCGGCTGATGCGACTCGTGAAACGTGAACAGATCGCTAACCAATTCGGACAGATGTAGCGATGGGAAAGATCTTAGGCATAAAACAATTCCTGCAGGAAAGGAAAAAGGCAATGGATTTCAGCGGGTCGTTCTATCATCTGCTGGGCCGTCCCGAACCGCAAGGCGCATGGATCATCTGGGGACAGTCGGGATCAGGGAAAACCACCTTCACCTGTCGTCTGGCGAAGTATCTCGCCGAGTTCGGCCGTGTCGCCTACCTCTCGTTGGAGGAGGGCGACAGCCTCTCACTGCAACGTTCATTTCAGGATGCCGGAATGATGGAAGTGAACGGACGGGTGGTGCTCCTGGACATGAACTTCGATGAGATGGTAGAAAAACTTGCAAAGCCGAAGAGTTGGGATATCGTTATCATCGACTCCTTGCAATATGCCCGCATCGACTACGATACCTATCGCGACCTGCGTTCCCGCTTCCCCCGTAAGCTCTTCATCTTCATCAGTCACGCCGACGGCAAGAACCCCAAGGGTGGTGTGGCCGACAGCATCCGTTACGACTGTTCGTGCAAGATTTACGTGGAGGGTTTCCGTGCCGTGGCTGCCAGCCGTTACCTTGACCACGGACAGAAGTCGCACCCCTTCATCATCTGGGAGGAGAAGGCAGTTCTTTACTACGGACAGGATTTTGATCAAGTTAAATAACATTCAGAAACAATACAGTATGGCAACAACCAAGAGACAAACGAAAAAACATTCCCACGCCCTCTTCTGGACTTTGTTGAAGGAAACGCCGGGTTACGATCCTTGTTACAAGGAAGTGATCAAGGAGGGTATCGTACATGAACATAGCGGTGGGCGTACCACCTCGCTCAACGAGATGTATGAGAACTATCCGTCGGAGTACAGTCGGATGATCGATGCGATGAAGCCCAAGGGAGAAAAGAGGCTGATGGCCTACGAGGAGCGGCGCGACCGGTCTGCCAAAAGGGTGATCGCCGCCATCTGCCAGTGGGTCGACAAATTGGGCTACAAGTTTCGTGACGACCGGCATAAGTTGATGTATGTGAAAGGCATCGCCTGTCGGGCGGCCAATTGCGGCAACTTCAACGCAATACCGGACGACAAACTGACAGCCATCTACAACCTCTATCGTAAGCGCAACAGCGTAGGCATAGAGGGTAACCCTGAACTGGACCACCCTGTCGGCAAAAACTAAGGAGCTATGGGTTACATTCCAATAAAGGACAAACAGGAAGAGATCGAGCGGCGTGGACGGCAGATCCGTCGCCGGCAGGAGAAACTGAAGGACGACGCAGCATTTCTTGCCGATATGCTGCTCACACGCGCCACACCCGACATGGAGGCACAGCGCCGCCTGCTTCGCGAATGGGAAGAGGAGATCGAGCAACTTGAACAGTCGCTTACCTTTCTCCGTAGCGAATACATGAAATACAAACATAAATCAAATTCATAATTCATAAATCAAAAAATCATGGAAGATTTAAGCAAACTGACAAGTAAAGATTTAGAAGCATTATTGGCAAAAAAGAGAGAAGAAGAACACCGCCAGGCGTTGGACAAACGTGCCGCCTATGAAGGCATCCGTGCTGAATTAGTACAGAAAGTTGAAAACAAAGTGCGTTCCGTGTGCGACGAAGTGAAAGGGCTGCACGCTTTTTGCGTGGATGAAATCGGAGCGTTCCGCCAAGTGCTCGCCGAGTACGGCCAGTTGCGCCGCGAGGGACAGATGTCGTTCACCGTCCAGGAGGGGTGCTTCCGTATCGAAGTGAGGTCAAACAAAGTGAAACGTTTTGATGAGCGTGCCGATATCGCCGCTTCGCGCCTGATCGAGTTCCTGCAGCAGTGGATCGAGGGTAAGGATGCCGGAAGCGACGACCCGATGTACCAGTTGGCGATGACGCTTTTGGAGCGCAACAAGTATGGTGATCTCGACTATAAGTCGATCTCGAAACTCTACGAGTTGGAAGATAAGTTCGATGATCCCGAATATACCGCGATCATGAACCTTTTCAAGGAGTCACACCTGGTCGAAGGGACGGCGACCAACTTCTATTTCTTCGAGAAAGACAAGATGGGCGTATGGAAGAAACTCGAACCGTCGTTCAACCGACTGTAAAACGGGTAAAATCCACTACCCTCACCCCCGGTCGCTGGATATACGTCTGCCCCTGTGGTTTCAGGTACACCGTCTGCCGGGTGGTGAGGACTTCGAACAAGTGGATGGTCTATTGTTTCAAATGCAAACAACAAACAGGAAAATATTACAAAGTCATGGACGAACGATTGGAATTTGAAGAGAACTTCAATGGCAAGTTGAACTGCCGCTGTTTCACGACGATCCGCCTGTATCATCCGGTCAGGAATGCCATCGGGGCAGTGAAGCAAATCTATTTGAAAGGTATATGGAAAGGCAATGCGAAAATCTTGCAAGCCTCGACCATCACACTCGACCGTATCAACCTCCCGATGGCGAAGCTCGACTCGGGCCTCATGCCCGAAGAATGCCGACGGCTGATCCGTAACCTCTATCGGAACCGCCCCGGCATCAACTGGGAGGTACAACAGTTGGACTACCTTCTTTTGGAGTATATCAACGAATCAAAAGAACCTAAATTATTTTAAGATGAAAAAGAAGAAACAATCCTGTGCCGCCAATCGGCACAAATGCCGCCCGGTCTTTCTGATCGAGCAGGAGCTGCGTGAGGCGATGAATGATGCCGCCTCCTGTCTCCGAAACCGGAACTACGCCCGCCATCAGCAGGCCATGCAGCGCATAGCACATTTGAAAAAGGAGCTTGAAGACTCCCGGATCGACCAACAGTTCCACGACGACAACCGCAATATGGATCGAGCCGAACGGGCTTTTTTCGGTAAGATCCTGCACTTGTCGCTCAACGAGGCCGACCTGGCGATCTATCATATCGAGATGTTTTTTGCCTACTTCAGCGACCGGGGCTTCAAGCCCGTCCCCGAATGGGAACACCGCAAGGGAGAGCTGATCCGTGCCATCAAGGCTTATCGTGAGTTCGTAAGGGTATTCTTCGAGGGAGCCGACCTGCGCGTCGGCAATGAGCTGAACTTCATGAAGCTTCTCGACCTGATCTCAGACCGCTGCTTCACCGACCGTGAACGGGTCTATTACGACAAGTATGAAATCAAGGCAGCCAATAAAATGGAGGACGGGGTATGATTATTGCAGTTGATTTTGACGGAACCCTCTCAATGGGGCCCTATCCTGAAATCGGGAATCCCAAACCATACGCGGTAGAGATGATGAACAAATTGAAGGACGATGGCCATTACATTATATTATGGACCTGTCGTCGGGGTGAGCGGCTGGAGGATGCTCTGAACTGGCTCTTGGAGCAAGGTATTCCCTTTGACCGCATCAATGCCCATGAACCGCAGAACCTCGCTCGCTATGGCGATGACCCCCGCAAGATCTATGCCCATTGCTACATCGATGACAAGCAGGTGGGCGGTCTGCCTACCTGGCCGGAGATTTATGAATATATAACGAATGAGGAAAGGAAATGGAAGGAGAATCTGAATAAAGTATAGGTATGAATAAAAAAATTTTTGGCTTAATAGGTCTGGTCGGTTACATATTGTTTCTTGCCGTCCTGGCTGCAGTGGCTTTTAAAATCAATTTTTGGCTTGGACTTCTTGTCGTCTCTGTCGAAATGATGGTTACATGTGCTATTGTAGTAAAAGACAATAAGAACTAACACAACTAAAAAAATATGAGCGGAAAAAGATATTTCATAGTGTCATACAATTTTGGCAATGGCAAAGTACATGGTTCTGGGCAAACCACTTTTGTGACGGATGGATGCTACCTGAACAGACAGATAGCAATAGAGCAGATAGCATCTACACTTGAATGTGAAAATGCTGAGATTGTAATTTTGAATATTATTGAATTGCCTGAATCTGATTATAATGTTTGGAGTGCCCAAAAAACAAACTAAATAGGTATGAATATAGATACTGAATTTAACGTAGGAGATAGCGTATGCTATCTGAGCGGGGATAACATTATCCATACAACTATAAGCAAAATAATCATCGAAATATCCTATGCTGATGATAGTTTCCTTATGGTTTATAAGCTGTCAGATGGACTTAGTGTGCCCAGAAACAATTATCCCACATGGGATAAAAGACTTTTCAAAGACAAAGAGAGTTTGATAAAATATTTATCTGAATCATAACTACTAAAGAATATGAATATGGAACCATTGATAAGATTGGTGGGATTAAAGGGGTGCAGTGGTGATACTTATGCTTATTTTTCCCGTGATAAAGAAAATGTGAAAAAAGCGTTGGAATTGGGGATAGCCTGTACCGGAGCGGACGATAACGGAGCCTATAACATATATTTTAATGACTCTGAGGAACTTTGTTGTGAGTATATGAGATATTGTGTTACCAAAGAGTTTAAAAAAGCCGCTTCTATTGAAGAGGCTGTTGAATGGATGGATCAACTAATGAACTAAAAATTAAATAGAAATGAAACAAAAGAAATTACATATATCTTTTGACTTAGTATAATTGGCAAAACGAAAAGTACAAATTTTCAAAACGAAAGAGGATGTAAATTAAACTGTGTCAGCAAAGAATAAAATATTAACTTTGCTAACACAGTTTTTCTTGAATAAAAATCCGCTAACCACCACTCTGTTTCGAGTAAAAAGATCGTTACTTAGGATGCTCGTAGTTTCTTAAGAGTTGATTTGTCAGAGGATTGCTCCATCGAATTGAATGTCTTTTTCCGGAAAGGAGAAAGGCCTCGGATTAATGGTTTTGTTCATTATAACACTAAAACTAAATTAAGGTTACCAACAAATCTGTTGTAACGAAGAAGATGGCCCATCAGTACATAACTTACCTTTTTCATCGAAGAATAATCGATCCATACAGACCACTCTATCCCAATTCGGTTTTTGGCAATGCACATCAGCATGGCGATGATAAACAATATACAGATCACCATTCGGAGCCTCTACTATCGAATTGTGTCCCGGTGCAGAAACCCCTTTAGGAAGATCCGTAGTCAAAAGAGGATTATCCTCACTCTTTACCCAAGGCCCCAGTGGACTATCCGCATAAGAAACCCCTACTCCATAAAACTCATAGCCGGTATCATTGGCGGAATAAGTCATATAATACTTTCCATTCTTTTTAAACACATAAGCACCTTCATTGCATCGGTTCCTATCCCAGTTAACCTTTTCCCATGTTTGCGAAGCGCCAGATATAAAAACAGGTTCCCCCATCAATCCGGAAAGGTCTTTTTTTAATTTCACCCCATAAAGTTCACCAGTAGCCAACGTATCCTGCATTCCATTTTTGCTGAAATATACATAAGGCGTCCCGTCATCATCAACAAAAATGTCTGCATCAATGGCAGAATAGCCCAAGTCGAACCAAGGAGTATAAAGATCTATAAACGGTCCTCCCGGCTTTTCACTGACAGCAAGACAAGTAAGCATCCGATCCAAATCTTTCATATAACAACTGTAAGTCATATAAAACCGCCCTTCGTAATATTTCACCTCTGGAGCCCAAAAGCCATAACAGCCGATGTGATCCTTTGGTTTACGATACAAAAGACCTTGATACTTCCACCTAATCAGGTCGGAAGAAATATAATAAGCAAATCCTTCTCCTTCCGGCAATGCAGTCGTACCTGTCAGGTAATATAAACCACCGGCTTTATAGATAAAAGGATCAGCTATATACAATTCAGTACTGTCCGTTGTTTTTAAAGGATTCTCATAACACCTTAACTTCCTATCCGATATTTGATGACAAGAAAACAAAAAAACACTCGACAATACAAGCATCGTTTGATAAAAAAACTTCATATAAATGTTATTTTTGCAAAATATCCAGTAAATGTACTTCTATTTTTCTAATAACAAAACTATTTCCGATTCCTTTTTAAATGAACCCTAATCACATATTTGACAAACTACCACTAAACTGAAAATTTAGCGGTAGTAGTTCACCAAATCCTATAATATCCCCCAATCCCTACATATGGAGATAAGCCATTTCGGCCAATCCCATAACCGGCCGTGATGCCTATTCCCCAGCGACGGGATGACTGCCGTTTTGTTATAGACATTGTCTTTCGAAATATATCAATACTATCGAGTGAAGGATTATATCCAGACACCCAAGCATGATAATCGTCCGTCAAGTATTCTTTCTGTGTGATCCTGATCGGAACAAAGATCGGCTCTCTCACTGTATCTCCCTCGAGTGTAATGTAGATGGGAAACATCTCCGGCACTGTCTGAATTACTGTTTCGTAGACAGGATAAGGGATACTATCTCGAATAGTGTCATGCAGGATCAACGTGTCGTTTTTTCCAACAAGTACACCTCCTGCCCTATTCGAGTGCCGGCCGGCCAGGAAGCAAAGAAGGCAGAGAATCAAAATCAGTATTACATGACAAGGTTTCATGATTAATATTTCATAGCCATACCCGTATTTGGAGGCCGCCCGGATACGAAAAAGGCGGCACATCTCAAATTAACATGAGGAGTGCCGTCTTCTGTTCTCTTAAGAAAATAAGACGAAACTAATTTTGTATTTTCACTTTTGGAGATTTCTTAAACAACTCATATATCTGAGAAGCTCCACCGAAAGGTAAATATACATTTTTAAGTTTTGTTCCGATAAGTCTATCTTTAGCTATTACACGACCTGTTGAATATACATCATAAATGAGTTCTTCCATAAATCTATCAGGAAGTCTCACCTTATCATCTTCTATATAATTATTCAAGTCCTTTATATATAGTACAAAAGAATATGATATACATGCCAGTTTTTCCGACGTTTCTTCTTTTTCAATAAGATATGTCAAAGAAGCTTCCGATACCAAGACTCTTTCATTTTTATTCAACTTAAAAGAAATAAAAAATTCAATTCCCGTATTATCCGTTTGATCCAACGATGAAAGAATCTCAGAGTTGATAGAAAACGATTCCTCTTGTATATCCAATATTTTTACTTCTAAAACTTCAGTTTCCATTATAAACCATCTTTAATCCGTTAGACGCATTGACTATTGTATCAGCATTTTTTACAGATTTGCTTATCGGATAAGTTGTATATGATGAGTTGTAAAGAAAAAAAACACTTCCATCTAATGTTTTTTTAACAGACAAGATTTCACAATCAAGTGCAACCTCTATTTTCTTTATTGTAGATATCGTAAAATTATGGGTTCCACGCATCCATTTACTTATTTCAGCTTCACTCTTTCCTAATTTAGTTGCTAAATCCTTTTGAGTTAATCCTTTCGAGGCCAAAACACAATGTATCCTATCCGCTATTTTAAAAGAAAAATCTACCCATTCCCGTGTTTCCTCGGAAATCATAGTTCTTCTTTTCTCCAATATTTTACTTCGTTTCATCATCGTTCCTTGTAAATTTTAAGTTTCCTATAAGTTCACCCGATTCATTTATACATATTTTTCCACTATGCTTTCGTGATTGAATGAATCTTTCAGTATCAACCAATCTATTAACTATAGATGACAATAATGGACTGTCTTGCCATTTATCAGCGTCTTTTATTCCTCCATTTCCTAAAATAAGAATCTTGTTCGAAATTCTGACACAGTAAAGACGAATCTTGCTTGTCTCTATTGGTATAGCGGAAATACCACTTCCATATCTATATTCAGGGCGAAAATACCTTTCCAACGCCCCTCTACGAATTATGTTATCTAACCATGATAAAACAATATCCAAATCTTCTTTATATTCATCATTATCTGAGAACCTTAAAACGAATTCCTCAAACTCTGTATATTCATGTCCATCTATCCTAATCGAATATAAATTCAGTTTGTCATATTGCTCTATTAATTCGACTTCATATCGTTCCATTCTTAACTTTAAAGTTAATACACGATGCAAATATGGAATTTTTTCTTTCGTGATAGAAACAACGCATTGACTTTAACTTCCACATTAATTTTTTTTCACAAACAGCACTCCCCACAATGTCAAAGAACGATTATAGACAAGTAGTCTTTTATTGCAACAGATTCCACCCGGCAATAACATCCAGCATATCGGCTTCTACCCCATTCTCAACCTTGCTCATCCCGGCCACAATACGGATCATCTGCTCTCGGTCATTTACATTGATCGGATCATCAGCCGGGATTCCGGCATAGTCTGAGACAGCCTTGATATAGGCTTCCGTGTGATTGTTGTCCTCCGGCGGGGCCCAACGGGTAATCATCTTACGGATAGTGTCGAGCTTGTAATTTTTGAAGTAGTTAGACAATATTTTAAACATAGCCCGGTATCCGTAAGCCATTGTTGTAAATTGCTTAAACGACTTATCCTTGCTTGGACGGATTTCTCTCTGAAACAAATCATCGTTAATCCGGATATTTCCGGGATTATTATTTCTTAAACCTCTTGGTAAATTATTCTTTTTCATTTTTATCCTCCTATTATTAATACCCATTCTGCGGTTCACGATCACCGCATTTCTTTCTCTCACATCTTTTCATGGCAAGTTCAAGCTTGACATCCGAATAGCTCTCTTTCAAAGTAAAAAGCTCGTCCTGTACCTGCCGGAGTCTTCCGGTCTGCTCAACGAACCGTTCTTCTTTTTCTGAGAGTTGTTTTTGCAGGAACTCGTTATACTCACGTAAAGCCTTGAACTCTTCCACATCGGCATGGGCATCCTCGATACGGGCGTTTGTCTTCCGGTTCGTATAGAAGCTAATCCCCCATTTTATCGCCTCGAATCCTCCTAACGTCCCGATTATTGTTAGTATATCGGTTAATTCTACATTCACTTTACACCTCCTTCCGTTTTTATTTGATCATCTTTGTTACGAGTTTTTTCATTGCCATAAGGCAGTGTTTGTTATTTCTCCGCCTCCGGTCTGTGATAGATGGGAGGCGGATTTTTATATTATTCGCCTGGTTGCTCCTCTTTTAGCGGTTCATCCAAAATTTTGACATACGTCGGCATCGTGAACTCAGAGAACATG